TTGTACATATTGCGAAGCCATTTGCTCTTCTGTCTTGGCAATACACAGAACAGTTGCTCTATTTAGAATAACGTTCTGTTCTGGATTAACAGTGAACATAAACGGTGCTAGACCTAGTCCTTCCTGAGTAGGTGTAAGCATTAGAGGCTTGTTCAGTTTGAGAGTGTCGTCTTGTTCTTCTTCCAGTCTTGCTACTACTTCTTCGCCCGAACTTAGTTTGAGGCTGATAGTATCGCCGTTTTTATAAGGTGTTTCGATTAGCATTAGGTCTCCTGTTTCTTGATATATGCTTTTAGCTCTGTAAAGCCTCCTATATATTTACCGTGTAACCATATCTGCGGCACAGTTTTTGAACCAGGAGCAGCTTCTTGTAGCTGCTCTCTAGTCCACTCGCCTTTAGAAATATTTCTTTCTTCGTATTCAATGTTGTAATCTGCGAGAAGGTCTTTTGCCATCTCACAGAACATGCATTGATCCTTGCTCCATATAATTGCGTTCATGTTAGGCCTCGCAACTTGCACATGCGGTAATATCTCTCACAAGCTCTTGAGCAGGATTAGCAGAACGCTGGTAATACAGAGTCTTCACACCTAGTTTCCATGCTTCGATTAACAGTGCATTAACATCTTTCACAGGGGCTTTAGGAGGAATCATAAGATTTAAACTCTGGCTCTGATCGATAAAACGCTGCCTTGCTGCTGCCTGCTGAACAATAGTCATAGGTGTAATTTCATCAAAGGTAGCAAATACAGATTTTTCTGTCTCACCAAGGAAATCAAGATGCTGAACACTACCATTGTTTGTCAGGATACTCATCCAGGTTTCTTGATCGTTCTTGCCATATGTTTCCAGCAGTTTTTCAAGATAGGGATTCTTGTAAGTGAACGATCCTTTTGCGAGATCCTTGGTGAAGTAGTTTGAACGCAGTGGTTCAATTGAGGGTGATACCTGTCCTAGTATGAATGAACTGGAAGTTGTTGGCGCAATAGCCAGTCGAGTAAGGTTTCGCTCACCGTAGCCAATCATGCCGTCTGGCTCGCCGTATCGTGCTGCCATTTCCCGTGATGCTTTGAGTGTGTGTTCGTCCATAAAACGCGCAATTTCAGTTGCCAGTGTTGCTGCTTGGAATGATTCAAACGGAATCATCTTGCTTTGCAGATAGGAATGCCAGCCTAGCTGTCCAATGCCCAGTGCTCTCCAACGTCTCGCAAAGTTGTAGGATGATTCCATATAGGGAATTTCTGCCGTCTTGTTGATGTAATCTGTCATCACAGCATCGAGGAAGTATGTAAGCACTTCCACAGCATCTGTGTCTTTCCACTCGTCATAGGTAAGAACATTCATAGATGCTAGATTGCAAACAAATGATTCATCGTCTGCTGCAGGCAAACAGATCTCGGAACAGAGGTTTGATGCATACACCTTTCTGTTTTTGTCCTTGAGAACCTTGGGCTTGTTCTTGTTTACATTGTCTGTAAAGAAAAGATAAGGATAGCCCGACTCTTTTCTTTTGCGCATCACTCTTGCCCACAGTTTCAGTTTCTGGGCTTCTGTGGATGCAAGTTCACCTGCTTTGACTGCTTCGCCTTCTGCGATCATTTCTTCCATAAACTGATCTCTTACACAAAGACCCAAACTCATGTTTTGAATGGAATGACCAACTTCTCTGATTTCTAGGAATTCTTCTACGTCAGTATGTTCAATGTCAAGGTACGCTGCGAACGATCCACGACGCACATTGCCCTGTGAAATAACATCTGTGTTTGTTTCAAAGATATTCATAAAGTGAACAGGACCGTCTGCAACACCGCCTGTTTTGATTTGTGAACCTCTGGAACGAATGTCGCCAAAATATCCTGAGGTGCCTGCACCGTGCTTGGTCTGCATACCCACTTCTGCTGACTTGCCCAGTATCTTGGAAATTTCATCTCCTACATAAACTCCATTACAGGAAATGGGCAGGCCTTTGTTGTTTCCAAAGTTTGACCATACAGGAGAAGAAAGGGAATAAAAACCCCTTCCCATATAATCGTAAAATTTGTCCGCAAAGCCGGTAACATCAAGGAACCGTTCGGCTGTGTCTGCTATCTCTCTAATTCGATCTTCTGCACTCTGCCCTTCATCAAGGTATCCTCGCGAGAGGAATGTCCTTGAGTCTTTGTTTAGCCAATCAAAACTCATAGTAATATCCTTTGTTTCTGTCTTAAAATAATTCGTCTTCTGCAATGCCGGTTCCTTTTGAATACTCCACTGGTCTCTTTTGGAAGAAGTCAGTCATAGTAGAACCGAGAGTTGATTCGTCGAACCAGAAAGTCTGATCTGCAAGTGTTTGATCATATTCTATATGTGAATGATCAAAGCCAATCTGCTCCATTGAATCTTTCATTCTCTTCTTGACAAAGGTCTTGAGAATGTCTCGATCAAGTCCCTCTACGCTATAGTCTCCTACCATCCAGTCAATTACTCTGCTTTCTGCTTCAATTGAGTCTGCAATTTCTTCTTGAATTCTTGCTTCTAGTTCTGCGTCAAACAGGTCTGGATACTCTTCTCTCAGAGTGTTAATCAATTTTATTCCAACCTGTGCGTGAAGCATTTCTTCATTTCTTGTATATTGTACCTGTTGAGCACAATCCTTCAGTACTGCTTTGTTTCTATTGAAGTGCAGAATAATGTAGAACTGTGAAAATAGACTAACATTTTCTACGAACAATGTAAAGAGGATTATGGAATAAATGTACTGCTTTCTTTCGTCTTCGTAGACTTTTTCTAAATACTTTTTGAGATAGTTTACTCTGCCGCGAATAACTTCTTCGTTGAGATTTTCTTCAAACACATGAGTAAGATGAAGAACATCTAATAATTTTTCATAGGCCATGTTGTGAATGACTTCGGAGTTAGCCATAGCATAGCCAAGGTCGTTGATTGAAGGATGAGGAAGGTGTGTGCCCACATTTGCCCAGAATGATTTCACAGCAACTTCAATCTGACCTATTGCTGATAGCGCTCTTACTACTACTTCTTGTTCTTCTTCTGTGAGATCGGACTTAAATTGAGAATAGTCTGATCTAAAATTGAATTCGTCTGGGGTCCAAAACCCTGCCCATATCGCGTCTATAAACTGTTTTGTCCAGGGATATAAATCTGGCTTTCTTGATATCTGTTCTTCAAATAGCATTTTCTTTCCTTCCTTTTCTTTGATGGCTATTTTATCGTCCTAATTTATAGGCACGATTTTTGTTTTTATCTAACTTCGAAACTGTTTAGGGAGATAGTGTATATCGTTGTTGCAAAAGCAGGTGGCTTGGTAAATCTGCTTTTGCAACATGAGTATCTCCCTGGTATCCTACGACGCGATCTCCAACAACCAGCAAGTAAAATGTTTCGCTAGTTTCGTCGCTTCGTTGTATATGTATCTCGAACGGTTCCGTCGAAAAACAGTCAGTTAACTGTAGCGTGTAGGCAATACCAAGCAGTTTACAGAACGCACAGTACTGGTTTTCTTTGATCAGTTCCCATGGTGTGGGCCAAGTAGATCTATCATACGGATCTGTGTGAATACTTACACTAGGTGCTCTGTTGTACTGGTCGATTGTGGCTTGTATTGGATCCTTTACGTTATTAATATTTTTTCTAAATTCGGCCCAGTGTCGTAGACGATCTTCAAATGATTTAGAATTTTCGAACATTAAGATATTTTGATATTTTGTGTAGACAAATTAAATTTAATCACAGACTGATCGTTTTGTGGCATTAGAGACGTAACTAAAATATCAATCGTTTCGGGAACATTAGTTTCTTCGCGCAAGTTTCTAGTAATTGCTCTAAAAGTGTATCCGTCTTCGTAATCAGAATCACCAATAAAAGAATAATTGTCTATTATTTCTATATTATCGTCGATCTTGTTTACAGAAATTTGCATAGTACCCGATCTAAAAGTATTATACTCTAGGCTACTAATAGAGTATTCTATAAAAAAAACTTGATTTTCAAGTCCTGGCAATCTAAAAAGGCGATTGTCATTTAACGCACCGAATTCTTGCCGATGTTCATACGACAATTCGTAACTTACATCTCCAAAAATTTCTGGAATGTACGGAGACGATTCTGTTGCTTGACCGCTTATCAATACTTCAGTCCTAGCAAAATAATCTGATTCAGATTTATTAGGAGAGTTAGCAAACCAGATTACAGGATAAACAGGATTAGATTCTAAGCCGTCGTCGACTCCTACCAAAAGAAATCTATTATTTTTGCTTAAATTATAATAGCCGTTGGCAATCCAAATTCCGTATCTTAGTATATTTTGTATCAAACAGTCCTCAATTAGGTTATTCACTGCATTTGAATGATCCAGTTTAAATGCGATACCTAAGTTAGAAAATTCGCAGTTTGAAAATGTTACATGTTTTATTGGTGTACTGGAAGTAACACCGTACTCAAAGTTTTTTACAATGCAGTTTTGAAAGATGTTTTTTTCTGTCGAAACAGCTTCGCTTAAACTTACTACCTTTATGCCTGTATTATCAGAATTTTCTGTAAAATCTCCCTGCCAAGAACCAATTATTCTTAAATTATAAAAGGCACTATCTTTGCAGTTTTCTAACAAAATTCCCAAATTTGGTTGGGTTTGTTCAAGTGTTAGATTTTCTATTTGAATAAATTTAGGTTGATTTAAACTTGTAGAGGTAGAGGATTCTGCAGGACTTCCTGGCAAACTTGATTCATTTACTGTTTTTAAGATCGGAGCATCAGCAGTTTGTCGAATAACTGTGTTGTCAATTCCGGAACCTCTCAAAAGAATTCGAGACGGAACATATAAGGTATTACTTATTATATAAGTTCCTGCATCTAAATACAGTATAGGTTTTTCATTTTCGGTTGTATTAAGGTATAGCTGATCAATTGCTTGTTGTAACGCTGTAGTATCGTCTTCAATTCCGTTTCCTATTGCTCCAAATGAGGCTGCTGATACAGCATCATCTAACCTACTTTGCAAAGTTCTAAAAACAGGGTTGGACGAATCAGTACCGGTTTGTATGTAGGGATTATCTAACTTATAACTATAATTTTTTGAGAAAGAAAATATATCGTCAAATTCTGTTAGAATTTTGGTATTACCGACTGCCGGAGCGCCTTCGGCAACAGAACCGTTACCGATATAAAGTTCTCTAGTATCTATTGCCCAGCCTAACTCGCCCGATGCTAGTTGAGGTAAACCTGTTCCTGTATTTTTTTGACCTCTTCTGATTTGTATCCGACTAATTTGAACAACAGCCACTCTATTCTCCCTACATTGTAATGTTATTTATCGAGAATCACAGCATAAAAGATGGCATAGCACTAACTGTAAGCATCGTTAGGCATATTTTTCATAATATGTATATACTCGGTTCCACCACTCGTATTTCCAATCGTCAAACGTTTTACCGAAATAAGGATCTGGTTGAGGAGATATATCAAATTGCTGATATTCTTCTCCACCTAGTTCTATAGGATCGTCACCTCGAGTACACATAAAAATGTGGCCTTCCTGTATATCAGTTCCGTAAATTTCATTATGTGCGAGTGCGTAAGCCACTAGCTGTAGAAAATAGTTTTCTACCCATTCTCCTTTTTTTGGTTTATTAGTTTGTTTGAAATCAAGAATTGCAGGTTGACCTTTGTAAGTTCCTACAAGGTCTGTTGTTCCTGCATACATGTTAGGCATGTAGAGAGATACTTCAGATCCCCATATAGATGTAATATCTGAAAAGGCTTTTTCTTTGATTACAGTAGCCATTGCGTGAGCTTTTTTGGAGTAGGGATTTGATCCTGGCTCTGCCCATTCGCCTGTTTCTACAAAGTTTTCTATATATTTGTGGAGTCTTGTACCAATGCCTGCTGCTTCAGTGGTAATCTGATTGGCTCTTGTTTCTCCTACTCGTTTACGCCATTCTAGTAGACCAGTTTTGTCTGCTGTAGCATCTAGTATTGTAGTAACTGATGCAACCGCATTGCCTTCTGGAGTAAAATATTTTCTTTTGCCATTTATGTTTTTTCGTGAAAGTTTTTGATAGTTGTATTTTTGTTCTATTAAACTCAAAATTACGTGCCTTTATAACTTGTTATATTATAAGAGATTTTTAGATTTTGTCAACCTAGATCAGTTGCTTGTTTAGCCATTTTTTCAACGGCATCGTTGCCAGTGTCTTTGCCGCTTGCTGCTGTTTTGCTGTCCTTTTCAAAATTTATTTTTATTCCGATACTATTAAAATTATCTACTAAATTTTGAATTTGGTCATTGTTTTCAAAGATTTTTTTAAAAGTTTCGTATGTAAACTGAGGAGAGCCAACATTTTGCATTACTTTGTTAAGGTCAATATTGATTGCGTCTTTTTGTGAATTTTCTTGGGTAGGTTTTTCAAAATGAAGAAAGACTGGCTTGTTTTTTTGCTCGGCATTTGCTTTTATTGTTCGCAAGGCCATTATCAGCTTTTCGTCTTTAAATTCTGATTCATTTACTTTTTTTTTGAAACTAAGATATTAGATAGACGTCGAACTTGTTCAACTGATTCTCTCTTTGCACGTCCGGCCTCGTCTGTTCCGCCTGCTGCTGCGTCGTCTGCTCCAAAATCATCGTCATCAGGCAATTCAGCTGCAGAATCATCTTGATCAACAGTAGGTTCCATATCTAAATCTGAATCTAGATCTTGTTCGTCGGTTCCTGGCATCGGTGCTACTTCTTCTCCTGCAACCAATCTAACTCCACTAACCAAAGACGATCTAGTTTCTTCTAGCGAGTTATATAACGATTCTAGCGCTGGTTTTACTGTAGATGTAAACTGTTCCGACTCGTTCTCTCCGAGTTCGTCTCGAATAAAATCAGCTAGTTCTAGCATAGATTCTGTTTGCATTTCTGCTGTATCTTCCATCCAAGAAGTTACTTTGTCAACCATGTTTTTAGCAGCCATTACAATTTCTGCTTGGTCTTCTGCACCTTCTCGGATAATCGATTCCGTTTCTAACTTTCTTTCTTGATCAACAGCCTTAGCAGATTTCATATAATCTCTAGCAGTGTCGATATAGCTCATTGCAAGAATAATTTTCTTTTGCACCCATTCTGGAAGATTTTCATTTGGATCTAAACAGTCTTTTAATTCATCAGCAGCATCGTCAATGGTAGATAACTGTTTTAATGCCATTCCTCCTTCGAAATCTAGGTCATTGTGATCTTCTGGCGGAACTCGATCCATTTCATTACCAGCTTCCATGTCCATTCCTATGTCCATACTTGCTTCATCTACTGCTTTTTTAGTTTTTGAAACTTTTTTACGCTTTTTCGATTCTTTTTCTTCCAATTGAATATTTTCTCTTTCATTAATTTCTGCAATTAAAACATCAAGAAAAAGTCGATTTTTTTGATAAGTTTCAGAAGTGTTTACAGTGTCAAAACTTTCATTAGTTTCAATTTGGCTGAGAGAAGTTCTTAATTTATTACGGGCATTATATAATTCGTCTAACGAAAAGTTTTCTAGTTTAATTTTCTTACCGAAGCGTTTTTCTAGATTCTCGTTTAGAGATTTAGCTGTCACTGGTTTTGAAATGTCTCGTATGTTCATTCTTGTATTCCTGTTTCGGATTGTAAAGTATTTAGCTTCATGAAAAAATAAAGGACTCGAGTTTTTCCTTAATTTCTATTATTTTGTTTTCAGCTGCATCTAATCTTATTTCAATGCAACTGAATCTTTCATGATCTGATGTTTTTCGAAGAATATTTTTAAAGTATACACAGTCATTTAGATTATTTGTAAGAATTTTATCTAATCGATAGATTTCTAAAGGTTTCATACTGTTCTTTTTATTTAATGTTTTCAAAAAAGCAATAGCAGCTAGCTTAGATTTAGTCATGCCTTTCTTGCATTTTTTATTGTCATAGATAACAAAACCATTTGATATTTTCTTTAGGTAACTGTTACCGATATATATTTTATCGTTTTTTTGCAAAGGAAAAAGTGTAGGATCAATTGCTTTTTCTAAAAGTTCATTAAAATCTTTGTGTAGTTTTTTATTCATACTTGATTAAAATAGTCTGTCCATTTAGATGTATTTTACTTACTAAACCTTTTTTAATTAAAGACTCACATACGAATTTGTCTCTCGGATTAAGTACTTCTTGTGCTTGAAAATCCTTTATTTTATCAAAAAGCTTGTTTTCTTCATTCGACAGCATTATCGAAACAGAGTTTTTTAATTCGATAATTTTCATTTATCTACTATATTAACCTTATCCCCAGGCTTTATTTCTTTATCGACTTCGCCTGGCTGGTCTGTTGATAATTCAAACCCGTTGTCGCCTCTCACAATTTTTCCTGGTTTATTTGGATCTTTGGGTACCACTGTTTTGATTTCTGTTTCTGGGTCTATTAAAACTGTTTGATTATTATCAGCCGCTGCAACTCTTAGTTCTTTGTTTTGGCTTATTTCTATAATTTTCATTTTATTATTACCTGTTAAGAGTCTTAAGTCTTCTAGAAGACGGATTTCGTTTCGTTGTTAATTTTGATGTAAACGAACGCTGTTTGCCTAGCCTAGATTTTGTTTTTGTGAGTGATGCTCGTTTTTTCGAATTTATCGGAGCATTACAGGAAGCAGGAGATGCCATAACACGTCCTTTTCGAGGTCCGCTTTTGCACCTAAACTTTCTAACATTTTTACTTCCTACCCTTTTGTAGGCATTTGAAACTGCTTCTATAAATTCTTCTTTCCTCATTTTCGTTTCATTGACCTATTAAGAGCTGCTACTCGTTTACTAGCAGGATTGACTCTCTTTGTTTTTCGTGCTTTACGTGTCATTTTTTTACCTAATCTTGCTTTTGTTCTCTTTAAAGAAGCTCTCTTTTTAATATCCGGAGCAGCAAAACATTGAGTAGGATTAGAAACTACGCGACCTTTTCTTGGACCACCTGAGCAGCGATATTTTCTTACTACCTTAGATCCCGATTTTGCCCATACATTTTTTTCTAGTATAGGAGACATTATTTCGTGTAAAAACATAACTATATATTTAGTTCGGAGAGAAAAAGCTAAAAGTTAATTAAGAGCACTACAATAGTCGATAGCAGCCCTGCAATTACAGTTCCTACAGCACCTACAACAACTTTTATCATTGATTTGTTGCCGTTGTGAATATCTTGATGTATTTCTTCTACCTTGTCTTCTATTTTGGTAAGACGACTGTCGAGATTTTCATAACGTAATGCGCAAAGATCTACGTGAGCTTCAAGACTTTCTTTTTCTAGTTTCGTAGGCTCTTTTGAGGCCATATCATAACTCCTGATTTCAAAATAGTCTATGCCTTGGTAGTTATTGTATTAGCCTTGAGTGCCTTTTGACTATTGTACTTATCACGAGAACTACAAATCTTTATCTGGTAAGATAACTATGTTCTTGAATTTTGAATCTTGAGTATAGAATACGGGAGTTTCTATTTTTGCAGTCTCGTCTAGACCAGTTATAATTGGTACAAGATCAAAATCTTCTAAGAAATGTTCTAGTGGTATTTCGCCATATTCAATTTCAACTTCACATTCCCAGTAGCGATGTTTGCCTCGATAGGCGGATCCGAATCCTAGATCCTTTATGCTTCCTATGTGTGATACAGTTTTGAGAGGACTAGGATTTGCTCTTAGACCTAAGACTTGTATAACAGTATTGTAATTTGCCTGTTGGTTGACAGATTTTTCGTCGGGGCCATGATTCTCACCTGTTTCTGTGATGTCTATTAAAGTGCGTAGATTATAAATCATTATACTATTTAACAGCCATAAAAAAAGGGCCCACATTAAGTGAGCCCTCGGTCCTAAGGTAGTTAGGAATCTTAGCTGGCGTAGTTAGCTTCTACGTCGTCTGCGAAGTATGGGCTGACCATGTTCTCAGACACTGCC